TCACGAAGCCTTGCAGCTGGTCCGGCAGAGACTTGGTGATCTCGGTCAGCATCTGCAGCTGCTGCATGCGGTAGGTCGGCGTGCTCGGGATATCGTCAAGAATGATCTTGGCTTTCAGCTTGGCGACGTCGTTGACCAGCACCTGCTCGCCGGATTCCGGATCCTGCATCTTGGCATTGAGCTGAATAACCTTCTTCTTTTTGCCCTCGCCGATCGTCACGCGCTTCTGCCCTTGCGCCATGTCTTCCTGCACCAGCTCGAACAGCATCTCGCCGACCAGGCGGCGAGCGAATCGATAGTTGTCGTTGATTTCGGCCAGCGTGTTTAAACCCTGCTCGACCAGTGAATTGATGGCCAGGCCGGACGATGCGGAACTGGCTTGGCCCTGCATTGCCTTGTGGATCCCGGATGCCTCGGCAATCTCCTGCTTGGATTCCTGCATGACCTGGAACTGCTGCATGGCCAGGTCGCCGCCGGGTTCGACCTTGAACGTACTTCCTGGCTTGCGTTTGGCATCGAGGACCACGTAGGCATCCGGACGCGCCACTTCCTTGGCCGCACGCTCATGGTCTGTAACGGCATCCGAATCGGTCACGACACGCCGGCTGTTCAAGGACCAGAGCATCTTGCTCTTGCGCGCGTTGATTTCGTCCTGCGGGCTGATCATGGCGCGGATCAATCCATACGGCACCTGCGTCAGGTCTTCGCGGTAGCCAAAAAATGGCACGTACGGGAACTTGTTGTGCTTGTATGGGCTGGGGATATCGAACAGAAAGTGCGGGCCGCAGTACCAAGCCAGGCGCACCTTCTGGAACGTGGCCATCTTGACGCTGGCGGCACCGCTCATGATCAGCATGCAGTGCTCTTGATTGTCGAAGTCACATTCGATCACGCGACCGTCGGGCATCGTCATCACATACGCGCGCACCCATTTCCGATACCAGATTTCATACATGCACAGGCGCTGGCGCTGCGTGTCGCGCCAGTCGGTCGCCTCAATGCGGGTGTCGCGCTCGACTTCCCAGGACTGAATCAGCTTTGTGTCCTGCTCCATCATCGGGTCGAAGCCGGCCCATCCGCCGGTGGCCATCCGGAACAGTGTGGCGTACTGCGGCATCATCGCAATCGACTCGGCCAGTTCGAGCCAGCGGCGGCGCACCAGGTAGCGGGCATCGGTCAGATCGAAAGCTTCAGCGCGCCAATCCCAATGGATTTCGCGACGGTGGACATACTTGGCCCGGTATTTGGGCTTGAACGGATCGTTTTCGCGTGCCACTTCGACCCATCCGAGCCCGGCTTTCATCTGCGCGGCATATGCATCGGAGCATGAGCGATCGGCCCTTGATTCAATCTCGGCGTGCTTGAGCTTGACCGACATGGCCTCGGCCAGATCGTCTTCGGCTTCTTCGTCATCCTCGGGACGCACGCGCCAGTCGGTGCGCGTCTTCGCCTCCATGCCCAGCACGGTGTCGATGGTCGGCTTGATGATGTTGGTGACAAGAGGCGGCTGGCCACGGTCCCGCAGCTTTTCGGCGGTTTCCGGATCCAGTTGGTTGTTGTCGTAGTAGTCGGCGCACTTGTCGGCCTCGCGACGCCAGTTGGGCTGCTGCCGGATCTCCCAGAGGAATTGCTCGACTTCCTCGCGGGGCAGGGCCGTGTTCTTCAGTTCCTCGGGCGTGCCGTCGGGCGAGTCGGTTGGCTTCTCGCCGATGACGGTCTGGCTGCGGCGTATTTCCGGATCGTTGCCGGCGCCCTGCTCTTCACCGGCCGGCGGCGCCAGGTCGTTGCCCATGGCCGCTGCGGTAAGTTGAATATCGCCTATCGGCATGTGAGAGTCCTTGGCTGGTTATCCTGTTCGCCAGTTGAATTCTCGGGTAGGGCTGACTATTTGATGCGGGGCTGGTGGGGTTATTGCGAAGCGCAGCATCATGATCGCGTAGCGGGTGGCGGCCATCAGGTCGTCACGTTCTTTCACGACCTTGCCGTCCTTGCGGTGGTACATGCGGAACTCGCTGAACCAGTCTTCCTGGTTCGAGAACACGCGCAATTTACCTTTTTGCATGCGGCCCAGCATGTCCGACAGGCCGGCTTCGACGCTCGATCGACTGATCTTCGTTTCGTCTTCGGTACCGGTTTCGGGGTACTGCGCACGTTCCCAGAGCATATTCACGTTGGCGGCGCGGTACTGCTCGGCCAGCTGCTCGCCGCTGCCCTTGTCGTGCTGCAGGCCGTCATGCGGCCAGGCGACAGGAATCCACGGGCCGCGTGCAATGATCGCGGGCGCCTGTTGCGCGGGGGTTTGCTCGCGCACGCGCAGGCAGTCGTATATATAGACGGTGTCGGTATCGCGATCCCATGCGATCCAGACGTTCGCGGATGGATGATCCCACCCGAAGTCGATGCCGTTGATGCGCGGCCACAGATCCGGGATGGCGAACGGCGCAATCTTGATGAGCTCTTCATCGACCGGGAAGATCAGGCCGGATCCCAGCACCGGAATGCCCTTCGATCGCGCATCGCGAAGGTGGGCTGGCGTCGATTCCCACAGCTCGGCCTTGGTTTTCTCATCCAGGTGGGGCACGTCGTTCCAGCCGGCCATGGTCAACCATTTTGATGATGTGACTTCAGGCATTCTTCGGCAATCCATGCGGCAGGAAGCTGTGCGCCATGTCGCTCATGCCTTCGAGCGGGGTGAATGTGGTGTAGACGATGCCGTTGGTGGTGGCGGTGCGGATCAGGCATTCGCCATAGATCTCCATCGGCGGTTCTTCGTCCAGCCAGATGCCATCCTGCTCGGTACCTTCGAACGCACCGCGGCCTTGCTGGTACGATTTCAGCCCCAGCGTCGACCATCCGCCGGATACATGCTTAACCCTGATGGTGTCGATCAGGTCCTGCACGCCCTGCTTCCAGCTGATTTTCCCGGTGTCTTCGCCCGGCACCAGGCCGGTGCCCGACACGCCCTTGCGGCCGTTGGGATAGCAAATCTCGCCGAACAGCTTGGCCTGGACGATGTCGCGCGTCGTTTCGTTGGTCTTGCCGGCGGCCCACCAGCGCACGGGAAAATCAAAGCGCTTACCGATCCACCAGGACGGATAGCGGCCGGTCAGGTGCAGCGTCGTTTCGTATCCGCCGGCACCTTCGGTCTTCCCAATTCGGTTCGCAGCCATGAAGCAGCGCTCGCGGTGCGTGGCGCCGACGCGGAAGAATTCCATGTGTTTGGGATACAGCTCGCGCCGGAATGGTCCTTCTTCCGGGTAATAAGTGAAAAGCTTGCGGCGGGTGGCGCGCCTAGCCTTTTCCTGCAGCAGCAATGCCAAGGCCTGCTTTGGCGGCAAATGCTGCAATTGCTCGGTCAAGGTCTTCATCACTTTGTACTTCCGGGGTTGGGTCTTCGATATCGGCGCCGATGTTGAACGCCTGGCGCTCCAGCGGAATGAGGCTCTTCAAGGCAGTGGCAAGGTCGCGGATAACGCCGGCATGCGTCGACAGCGATATCGCCTTGAGCAAGCGTGCGCGGCGCTGGTTGGTCTTCTCAAGCTCCGTTTCTTCCTCGACGATCTGCTCAAGCTCCTGGCGATTGGTTGCCACGTCGCTCAACTGTTCCATCAGCAGCGCCACGAGGTCGCGGCCGCTCGCAATGCTGCGCCGATGTTCGCGCACCACCTGGACCACGACGGCGGCCGCGTTATCGACTATCTCGCGCTCAGTGCGCATTCTTTCTTCTGGAGCGACAGTGCGCACTTCACTGCGCACCAACTCACTGCGCACTCGCTCGCGAACCTGTTGGGTAAGGTCACGCTGCCAGGGTGCATGTCCCTTTTTCGGATCGCCTTTGGCCTTCTTCCGAATGGCCGCTTCGGATACGTCGTGCAGCTTTCCGATTTCACGGATCGATAGCACGCCGGCGCGGTAGGCTCGCTCTACGGGGTCCCAATCGATCTTTGCCGGTTTGTCCGCCATATCAGATCTTGAACACCAGTTTCAGCGCCAGCAGGCCGCCACACGAAATAGCGCCGATGACAGC